GGTAGTGTGCTAGGCCAAGTTGCCATAACTAGAATTGCCCCTGTCGTTTAGCGCCGTGCCTACGGAAGATGCCATCTAGCTGGCCCTGCGAGTCTAGGCGCTCCATGCTAGACTTGACCATCACATCGACCGTCATCTCGCCATTCGGCCCACGGCGCTGATCCTGTTTCTGCGCCTCCATCTGCTCGCCGCCCTGATTGATGATGTTGACAGTGACATCACCGCTGCCGCCCATCTGGCTGTTTGGCATGATGCGGCCATCTTGGCCTGGCACGAACAGCTCTGGGCCACGCTCACCTACGATGTGGGCCTTGTCGCCGTAGACGTTGCCGCCGTTAGCTCTTGCTGGGCCGATGCCCCGGACATCTACTGGAGCACCGCCTGTCGGTGTAGTGCCGCCGCCAAATCCACCAGAGAGGATGTCCCCAATGCCTCCAGTGATTGCGTTAGAGAGTGGATCAGCTACTGTCTGCTGCATAACAGTGCGAGCGATCTGATCTGCAAGTGCAGAGAAGGCATCTGAAAGACTTTCAACGTCCATCAGTACATCAGTCAGCGAGTCAGATAGGTTATCTTTTAATGCAGAGTTGACAGAATCAAGACTCTTCTGCCAGCCGTTGAACAAGGGCTCGCCTCGCTCACCTGTCTTAATTACCTTTTCTAGCAACTCCGCGGAACTGAGTGCTTCGTTATTAAAGTCATCGAGTGCGTCGCTTGAACCACTCACAACAGCCTGAAGGTTACGCATACCCGGCGGCATTTGGTCGATGCTGGGAGTTGCGCTAGTGAACTGCTCTGCTTGACGCCTCGCCTCCTCTAGGCGCTCCTGCTCTCTTTCAGCAGCCTCTTTCTCTTGTTCTGACCTGTACTCCCCCAACTCTCGCTGTGCAGATACAGATAGCCTCCGCTGGCCCGGAGGAACAAGATCGTTCTTGTTCAGTTCTTTAACAACTTCAAGCTGATCCTCAAGAGACTCCTTTACTCTGTCGCTCTTTTGAGCGTAAATCTCTGCGAGGTCAGCAGCGTTTTTCTGCGAGAGGCCCAGATCAACAAGCTCTTCTGTGTAAGCCTTAATCGTTTCCTTTTCATCTTCAAGAGCAGCGGTGCTTTCTAGGCTTTCCATCCTTAAAGCCAGCCTTGCTCGCTCGGCTCTTTCTAGCGTCCGTTCTACGCCTTTGTATTCCTCTCTCATTCCTTTGAGAGTTTCTAATTCTTCCCTCAACGCTTGATTGTTAAAGCCACCCCCTGCACGGGACAAGGCTTCAGGCCCGCCGAGTTTGCCTTGTACTTGAGCGATCCTTTGGTTGACGTACTCTAACTTATCAATAGATGTTTCAGCGTTCTCAACGACACGATCTAGTGCGCCCATGCCTAAATCAGTCAGGTCGCTTCCTAACTTCGGTAGCACCTCAGTCCAATCGCGGGTAGCACCTTCTGCCTCTTTTACTTTTTCTGAAAACAGTTCAACAACTGCAATGAAGGATGTAAGTGCTGCGACAGGCCAAGCGATGCCTTTAAGCACTGTTGAAAGTGCGGTCATGCCACCAACTAACTTGACTGTAGCTGCGTTGGTAGCCAAAACACTGCCGCTAAGTGATGTCATCACTGCTACTGTAGAACTCAGTACAGAGAACAGTCCTTTGACTGCAAGGGTCAACCCTGCGATACCAGCAGCGCCAGCCAATTTAGCAATCACATCAAGGTTTCTTGCTAGAGCAGCAAGCAATGCAGATGCGCTTTGCACTGCTTTGTCAAAGCCTTCTTGAAAGCCTTTGCTGTCGAGGGCTTTGGCTAAGTCGTTGATACCTTGTGCAGCGCCGGTCAGGCCCTCATCCTGCGCCATTAAGTCGAAGAAGGCTGTCTTTAGCCTAGCGATTGAGGCTGCAATCTTGTCAGCCTGAGCAGCGGCTTCGCCGCCAAACGTCATTTGCAACTGACGACCGAATTTAGGCAAGACTTCATCAGATAGAAGCTCGCCGTTCTCCATCATCTCAAACAGCTTCGTAGTCGTGATGTCTAGCGACTGAGCCATGATCTGAATAGAGCCTGGCAGGCGCTCACCAAGCTGCTGCCTAAGTTCCTCAGCAGAAATCTTGCCCTTGGACATCATCTGCTGGAGCGCCTTCATCGCGCCCTCAGTCTCAGGAATTGTCAGGCCCATTGCGCGGGATGCTTCTGCAACACCCGTGAACGTAGCGCGGAGTTCTTGTGTGCTGATGTCAGCACTCTTAGCAGCAGCGGCAAACTGGCCGTACTGCTTGGCGACAGCAGGCAAGAAAAGACCTAGCCGCTCTGACTCATCACGCAGAAAGGCCATGCTGTTAGCAGCGTCTTCGGCGCTGCCTGTGGCTACACGAAGCGTTGCTTCAATGTTGTTAAGCTGGGTAGTGGCCCTTTCAATCTGCCTAGCAAGAGCGCCCAGAGTAAGCCCACTGACAGCAATACCTAGAGCACCAAAGGCGGCGCGAGTCCGCATAATGGCAGTGCTGAATGTCTTAGTCTTGCGCTGTGCGCGTTCGGCCTTGTCCTCGTACCCCTTTACCTTACGGCCAGCCCTTCCAGCGGCAGTGCCCATGTTATTGAGCGATCTGGTCGCCTTGTCTGCATCTCTAGCATCTACCTCAATCTGTATCTTGCTGACTTCCGCCACTTCGCTTATTCCTTCTCTTAGCTATAGCCTTGAATTGGCTAGTAACTTTGTCTGCAATCTTGTCTCGGTCTAGCTGGTCAGGGTCAACCCAAGGCGGTGGGCAAGCGTTATCTTTCGCCTTTTCCATCTGATCTATGTAGGCACTTGACAGTGAGCGAAGTGCTGTTACCTCTTTAGGCTCAAGTTCAAGGCTGTTTAGATCAGACCATGCCTTTATATCTGTCCACTCTAGTGGTGTTGGCCCCATTGCTCCAAAAGATACTGGGCCGACTTCAAACAGCCACTGAATGACGTACATCAGTTGGCCGGGATCAGGGTGAGGGCCGTAGTAGCCCTCTTCCCTTGGCTTGCTTTGATCTTTAGGCGGAGTAGAGAGGTAAGCGCGAAATCTTACGAATGTCTCGGCTAGTCCGAGTTGCTCGTAAAAAAATTAGAGCGTTCCCCCTGGAACTCGTCAACCTGCTCGGCTACCCAAGGATACTCCGTGTAGACCTTGCGGACGTTGGACTCGTTAAAAGTCAGCTTTCCGTTGTCTTCGATATTACCCCAGTCAAGGGTCAGCGCCACGCGAGTCTCCATCGCTTCCTTTTCAAGCGTGTCGATGTCAACATCAGAGATGTTACGCTTGCCTCGAAGCATCCGCTGAACCTGCGCCCGACGCTGCTTGGCTAGCTTGGAGTCTGGCCCTGCCACTTTGATCCAAGCGTCCGTGTCCACTCCGGTTACAGGGTGCTTGAGAGTCAGCACTGCACCTTCGTTGGAACCCTCGACTGAGTTAAAATCTGATAGCTTCATAGTTTAAGACCCCCGGCCTTAGTTGCTGCTAGTTAAAATTAAGGACTAGGTGCTACTTCCACGATCTCGTCAGTGATCTCGATAGTAACGCTTGCAGTCGTGATCTGGTCAACACTGCCTACGTTTGAGGTGTAACTCATAACCTGAGCAGCGAAGTACAGTTCAGTGCCATCCTGAAGGGTGACGTTGAAGCTGTAGTTGTCATCGCTGTCAAGGGCGTCCTGAAGAAGCGTCTGCCCCGCGTCGCTAGGTACGCGAGCAACAGTCATTGAGATCGAGCCATCGTTGTAGCTGCCCTTGCGCTTGACTGTCTGGCGGTCGCCCAGCGGATTGTGCGTCACAAGGCTGTACTCACGACCGAACTCGCCAAGGTCAGTGACCTCGCCAATAAGTTCAAAGGTAAGTGCCTCGAACCCTGTGGGATCATAAGTGCTGGGTGCGTCGGATACGATGCCGATAGTGGTTCCTGCTGATGTAAATGCGCCTGATGACATCTTCTATCTCCTACTTTCTTAGGTTTCTAACTGTTTTGGTGAGTTTCGCATCAAATGATCGGATTGTTCTTTCAACCCAACCGTTAGGTTGTTGCAAGTAAGACCACCCTTTTTCTAGTTCGTAGATATAAGGGACGTTGTTAGTTAAATATACTACGTTTCCAGCAACCCTCCCTTCAATGTTCTTTATCTTGTAAGTTGCTGACTCTTTTGAATCTGTCACTGAAGTGTCCGGGGCATTGACTGAAGGGTTCCAGTTTGCCCTAGCGTTGCCTGGCTCGTATCCCCTTGGGGGTGGGTACTTCCAAGTCTCGGGCCTGCCTACTGGTGTTTCCTCAATAATCTCGGTGAACAAATCTCTTACTGATTGATCGGCAGCTTCTTCTACTTTCTGCCCAGTACGTTCAGCGATCTCTTTTACGCGCTTCCCGAAACTCTCTGATGAGTATTTCTTAAAAGCCATTGTGGAAGTAACGCCAGTTGATGCTCATTGGGAGCATGTGAGTATCTCCCTGCGTGATTGATGGCGAGAATCTAATGTCTTCGATAAACAGGCTTGGAATAAGCCCCGTGCTGCTGTCTCGGAAGTGCTGGGCAATCTTGTCGCCCATGTTCTCAACTTCCGCTGGGCCTTTGTTGATATCGCCGTAGATGTTAATCCTGTAGACGCCCGGTGTATTCTGCTGCCTGTCCATGCTGTACATCGTTCCGTCAGCAGGCATGTTCATCACTGAAAGGTACACACCGCTTTGTGGAGGCTCAAATTGGACGTTTGGCCATGCCACTGGGGGTAGGCCCGGCAAGACCGCTAGATGGCTGTCTAAGGCTGCTGAGACTTCTCGTAGCATATCAGTTATCGCCTCGCTTGCGCCTCTGTCATCAAGAATGTGCCGCCGGGGTTGATTTCCTCAGCGTTCACGACTCGCCACTCTTTACCATCACGATCTACACGATCATCCACCTTCAGCAGCCCATCGACAAGAATTCTTACATCGCCGTTAAGGATGACAGTGCCATCTACTTCGTCTTTGCTGAAGTCCACCCATACGCTGTTGAAGTTGAACGTCTCTTCGGTGCTAGTCGTTGTCCCAGTGGCAGGGTCATACTGCTCACCCGTTTTTCGGGTGTAGGTGTACATCTGCCCGAAACGGTCAATCAGCCTTACGGCTGACTCTCTCATTCGGCTGTAGTCAAACTTAGCCACGGCTTACACCAATGTTTCCGATGCCTACTGTGCCGTTGACAAGGTACTTACGCAGCTTCATAAGAACCTTTGGGTCGAAGGAGCGATTGCCTTGGCCATCTTGATACTCAACACGAACCTGATTTGCAATCTCTTCTTCTTTAATAGCAGGCGTGATTACTGCTGTCGGGTCATTGCCGTTGTCAATAGCGATGGCTAACTGATACTCAGCGTCAATGATGTCCTGCGGGACGATGAGGCTGCTAATCTCAATACCGTCAATGTTTACGCCCTTTCGTGGCCACTGATCGGGCTGAGTGTCTACAGTTTTAGTCCCGATGTATAAGAGTGATTCAATGTAGTCGTGGGCAAGCGTCAGCAAAATAGAGGGTGTCTTCTCTAGCGTGTAACCGCGAGCAGTCGCGTAATTCTGCAAACCTGTGTCTGTGCCGTATAGCATTTTTTAACCTCTGTAGCCGCTTGCCCTAATTGCTCTGCCTTGCTGCTTTGCTTTTGCTTTAGCGCCTTGGCCGGTATAGCATTTACCGGACTCTCCCCATTTATAGCCTCGGCGTCCGTTCTTTTGGCAACGCTGGACTGGCATTAGATTTCTTCCCACCTTGCTCGGAACACGCCTTCTACATTGTAACTCACTGTGCTAGCTCCGCTTCTTCTGCGCGTAGTGAACGCGATAAGCGAAGCTGTCTGGCCTAGCAAACGTCCGAAGGCCGCGCTCTTTAGCGTTATCCTCTACTTTTGGATTATTCTTCGGCATCTGTATCGCCCTTCTTAGCCTTGCTGGTGACATTAGAAACGATGTCGTCCAACTCTACCTCGGCGCGTTCGCGGTTAGTGCGACGGTTTGGCTTGCGCTTTGACTTTTCCTGCTTGACTTGCTGCTGCTGCTTACGCCGGAGGTCTTGCAGTGTTTTGAAGTCAATCTTTTTGTTTGGCTCTAAGCCGTCTTTATTCGCCATTTCCAATAAACCCCGTTTATGTGTTAAAAGGCATAGCCCCTCCGAAGAGGGGCCACGACTAACCATTCCTCAGTTGGTTACGAGGAAGGCCATAGGCACAAGCTTACGATCAATCACACGATCAATCGTGCCAGCGGCCTCAAGCTCTGACTGAGTGAAAGTCAGGCCATTTGAAGGCGTGCCGACAGCCTGATAACCGAAGGGGTGCAGGAGCCAGGTATTGCGAACCCAAAGGGTTTCGATACCGCCGCCGTTGCCCTGATCGGCATAACGCTCAACCTCGACAGGCACCTCGGGGTTGCCCTCACCGTAGCCAAATGCACCGGCACCGAAGAGTGCGCTGGTGTACTTGATACCATCGGTGTCTCCAGTCTCGGCAGGCATACCATCGTCTACGATGACACGGATGCCAAGGTAGGTTGGGATGGTGAGGTTGCCCTGACTGTCAGGAATGAACTCTACGTCGTCGTTCTTGACCATCTGTGCGTAAACAGCACTGTGGACAGCCATCGCGCTGAGTTCGCCCTGAGCATCACCCATCGTGAAGTTAGCCTCAACAAAGGCATCACGGTTAAAGCGAGTGCCTGCGTCCTGACCAGAGATGCTCTCTGAAGCAACATCAACAACCATATCACCGCCATCGTTAGCGACGTTATCGGCAATGAGGCCGTTGGTAGTAGCAATCAGGCGACGCTGCCACTGCTTGCGAAAGTAGGCGTCAGTCCGGCCACGGATACGATCCATAGCCCGAGCACCTAGAGCAAGCTCGGAGGCAAGGTCGGCTGCCTGCCAGCCCTTGTTGACGAACGCCTTGCGAGCGACCTGCTCACCCTGAACCAGCTTCTCAGGAGTAGCCGTGTTGCTCGGGTCGTCGTCGCTGTAGTTGACCTCTGAAGAGCCGTCAAGGTCTTTCCAGAAAGGAAGTTCGGCGGTCTTTCCTGCTGCGCCTGCAAGTTCATCAAGCAGGGCGTTACGGGTGACAATGCCGCTTTCAAAGAAAGCAGTCTTCTCAGGCCCGTCTACAGGCGGGAGGTCGCGGAATACTGTGACATCAATAATGTCGCTTAGTCGAGTAGTAGCCATTATGAAAGTCTCCTATTATTGGCCGTAAAACTCAGATCGAAGGCGCTGGTACTCAGTCGGGTTTTCTGCCCGAAGTTCGCTGAGTTCTGCACCTGTCATCTCGGAAAATGACTTGGTTGCTACGGCCCCGCCGTTCTGTTGACCTGCGGCTCCACCGCCTGTCGCCCCACTTCCATCGACTAGAAATGGGTATTTCTCACGCAGGTGAGCAATGATTTTCTCCTTGTCTACCTGCACTCCGCCAAGTTCAAAAGTAACTCCGTCCTCTGAGTACTTGGCGTACTGTTCTGCCTTTTCCTGTAGCAGTTCACTACGCGATGTGTCGCGGGTGAGTTCAGCCGCCAGCTTGGTGGCCTCGGTCTGCACTGTCTGCTTCTGGATGCGCTGCTTGAACTCTTCGTATGATTCCTGGAGTTCTCGCTTCGCCT